GGCTTAGACTTTGGATACAACCATCCCACGACACTGGTCAAATGTGGATGGGACGAAAACAAATTCTATCTGGAAGAGGTCATCTATGAAAGCGGACTGACAACGGCTGACTTAATAGAAAAAATGCAGAAACTAAACATTGGCCAAAAAGAAATATTTGCAGATGCTGCAAGGCCAGATACAATCGAGGAACTTTATAGAGCGGGTTTTAACGTCTTTAGCGCAGATAAATCGGTCAAAGATGGAATAAACACGCTAAAGGCAAAGCCAATTGTTTTGGTTGACTCTCCAAATGGAGTCAAAGAGTTTAAAACCTATAAATGGAAAACAGATAAGAACGGCAAAGCAATTGACGAGCCAGTCAAGTTCAATGATGACTTTTGCGATGCTGCCAGATACGGCATATTTAATGGCACAAAATCCCACACAAAAAAAATATCATGGTTTTAGTTAACATCGACAAAGAATATCAATTCCCAACTCAGTTGGACGAAATCACATTGAGGCATTTTATCGACTTGCAAAACTTATTGCATGAGGAAAAATACAACGAAGCGGTCATGCTTATGTCTGGAATCAGTGAGGACATTTACGACAAAATAAGTTTAAACGGCAAATTGGAGTTAACTGGATTGGCTCAGATGTTAGTCAATGGCGAAATACTTATGGTTGGCGAGCGATTAGATTTATACGAAATTATGGCTTGTCCAATTGGACAATTCGAAGACTGGAAAGCAACCATTGCTGAATTTAAGGATTGCGAGTGGAAAGCATTGCCGTTTTTATGCTTGTTAGAAACTGGCGAATATAACTACGACACCAGAACAAATAAACGATATTTGGAATATCTAAACTTGCCCGCATCTGTTGCACTTTTTTACCAAAACAAAGTGAATGAGCAATTTGCAGATGTTCACAATAAATTCTTACCTTTGTTTGAAAGCGAATTAGAGGACATTCAATTGGATGCAGGAGTTCAAAGTCTTAATCAGTTTGGCGGTTATGGCACATTGGTGCAATTGGCAGACGGCGTTTATAAAGACATTGAGGCAGTGAGCAAAACAAGCGTTGCTGAGGCATACACTTTTTTAACTTACAAAAAGATTGAAAGAACCTATTTGCAGAACTTAGAAAAATTAAGACGTGAACAAATTAATCGAAATATTCAAGACTAAAGCCGAGCAGACTTACACGTTCGGCAATGGAACGTTTAATGAGTTGAACGCCCAGTCGAATATAAAATATCCGCTTGTCTGGATGCTATTCCCTTTGAGCGTAACTAATAACTCGACTAATAACATTATTGTGTCGCAGACTTATTCGTTTAACCTACAATTTATCACATCGGGGTCGCTTACAGATAAGCAATCAAAAATGAATAGCCATTTCGACCAATTAAATAAAATTATGGTTGGATATATTCAGTCAATGCAAATTGAGAACGAAGATTTGGAGAGGGATGCAATGACATTTGGCCAAGCAACAATGATTAATAAAAAGCAGGACAATGTTCACTATGGGTGGTCGGTTGCGGTATTGGTAACGTTGCCAATTGATTCAAGTTTGTGTTGTGACTTATTCGCATGATAGATTTAACAAACACACTGGCTGAATTTAACAAGCTGAATGAGGCGCTTGTAACTGCATTGAACAAAGCGGGGGCATTGTCTGACTCGCATGAAGTTGTTTTGAAAGTAGAAAATACAAGAAGTCAAGTGTCTATTATGGCAAACGATTATTGGTTTTGGCAAAATGATGGCAGGGGAATTACAAAAAATGGAAACTCTCCGCCATTAGTTAGACCAAAAATTGATGAGTGGGTAAATAAGTTGCCAGATTGGTACGCCAAAAAAAAGGATGGCACACAAGGCAAGAAATTAACAAAGGCAGAGCAAGCGTTTTTAGTTACAAGGAAAATCCACAAGGAGGGATATAAGGGGAATTTTTACGTTGACAAAACAATTCCAAATTTTGAAGACGCAATAAATAAAGCGGTATTTGAGGACATACAAAATTATTTTAACAATGAGTTTAACAATTGAAGTTGAGCCGTCAATAAATACGGCCGTTTACAATCCAATTCGATTCGAGTTCAATTCGGATGTTACGTCTGACTATACAATCGGAGCGGAAACAGAAGCGGATTTGGGTCAAGTAAATAACAATGGATATTTGCAATTGGATTTAAGTTCGCCGCATGGTCTTTTAGTTGGCGATTTTATTAAAGTTTCACAGAATGCAACCATTGACGCTTATAATGGCGTTTGGCTTGTAACAGATGTCGATGGCGATAGCTTTACAATTAATGCTCCTTTTGTTGGCGTTGGAACTGGCAATATTTGGTTTTATAAATATTTAAGAAACTATAATGCAGTGATTCGAGTATTTGGATTTAACTATTGCGATAATGGTTTCGAGGAACTTGCAAAAATTACTTTAAAACCAACATTTGTTTTGGGTTACTGCTATTTCATTGTTGACATTGCAGACATCTTAAAGGATTACAATTCTGAATGCAATGTGGTTACAGATGTTATTTCTGGGGACTTGTTTCCTTTAATCAGTCCGCCAATTATTCAGAACAATTTAAAATCATATATTAGATATTACATTTCTTATGCTGAGGGATTCGACAATCCAGTTGGAAACGAGGCCGAGTATGAAGAGACCGCACCAACCGACTTATAAGATATGCCAACGAACTATTATACATCCAATGCAGCGTTGCAATATAATGTAACAAATGACATGACAGACTATCTGTTAAATGATTCTGGCGTAACTGGCAAGAAGTTTTTAACAGAAGCGCCATTGACTAAGGTATTAACAGAGAATGAATTGTCTGCGCTTTATTTTCTTTGCAATGACACCAATTTTGTTGCATCTGCTGAGTATTCTTATTATAATGCAAGTGGAACTTTATTATCACAAACAACAAACAATCTATACTATTCAAATTTAACATTATATCACAACGCTATACCAGTTAATTGGACTGGAGTCAATCCATTGGCCGTTAAAATGAGAGTGCGAATAATTAGAGCAGTGGGCGGAGTGTCAATCACTGAGGAACGTTATTACATTAGAGACCAGAACGTTTATTGTAATGAAAAACAAGTCAACTGGCTTAACAAGTTAGGTGGCTACGATAGCTTTATGTTCACTGCGGGTCAAGAAACTGCAATCAATGTGAGACGTGAGACTCCGATTGAATTTAGCATGGCAACAAATTATGAGTCGCCAAACAGAATCAATGGCTATCGCTCGCACTCATCTGTTGAGTCGCTAAGTTTAGCAACCAGAGTTGACACCAAAGAAACCGCACAATGGCTAAAAAGAGAATTGATTGATTCCATAGATGTTTACGTTGTTAATGATTTGACTTATGTCCCAGTTAATGTCAGAAATTCGTCTGTTGTTTACGATACATTCTCAAAAGATTTTATCGTAAAGTTCCAATTTGAATATGCGTTTCCAATTAACATTCAAACACGATAGATGGAATATACAGAAATTATAATTGACGATTTATACCAATTGGAGTTGGGCGACAAAGCCATTTTAATTCCAACGACTTATGAATTGATTGATATTAAGGACTTAAATAGACGCTCTGGTTCTAAGACTAAAACAATTGTTATTCCCAGAACAAAGCAAAACGATAAAATATTTGGATTTGCTTTTAGTATCAATGCTAAAAATGCTTTTGATAAGTACGCACAAAGAAAAATCCGCATCCAAAAAAATAGCCAAGTATTATTTAACGGCCTTTGCAGGCTTACAGAAGTAACGAGCGACACAATTTCGTTTTATGCTTTTGCTGAGTTGAGCAAACTTAAAGATGTATTTGGCGAAAAGATGTTAACCGAATTAAATTTGGATGACTTAGACCATGTTTACGATGAGACAATTGTTGACACATGGAATGGCACTTATCCTGCGGGCGTTCCTGCGGATTACTTTTATCCAGTTATTGATTATGGTCAATTTCAAACATTAGACCCATTGAGTGGGGGCGAAAGTCCGCCAATAAAATTAAATGACTTATATCCTGCGCTATATTTAAAGCGTGCAATTAAACAGATTTGCAATGACAATGGCTATACATTAAGCACCACGTTTTTTGATGACTATAATACAAGCAAATTATTAATACCATTCAGCAATGCGCAGTTTATCCATTCAGATGACTTTTTAACAACAAACTTTGGTTTTTATGGCACAAGGGCAAACACTGCATACACTATTCCCTTAGCAACTGGAGACAATATTATTCCATTTCCGATTACAATAAGCGATAATCTAAGTCAATGGAGCGTGGATGAGTACACTGCAAATGGAAATCAAAGATTTGAAGTTTTAATAAGCGTAAAATATAAAACGCCGAGCGACACATATCCAGTGGGATGGAATTTTGTTGCCAGTTTAGAGCAATATGACAATGCTTTGGGCGATTGGCGCTCAATTGATTCAAAAACATTTCCAAACAGATTGAATCCACAATATGGAATTGATTTTAGTTTGTTTGCAACTGGCTTTATTGCCGACACTGAGAAATTTAGACTAAACATTGTTAGGCCGTTTGCAACTGGAGCATTGGAACTTTACGAATGTAGGTTTATAGTGCGTCCAAAGCAAAGAAATGCAGACGACATTTTGAATATTATTTATGGCGAGACGGCTGAGGTTGCACCAAACTTGCCGCCAATAAAGCAAATTGATTTGTTTCAATGGTGCTATAAGATGTTTAATTGGATTGTGTTTGTGAATGACAATACTGGCGTTGTGGAAATTTATACCTACGACCAATATTATCAAAACAATAAACAAAAGGATTTTAGCGAGAAATTAAGTTTGACGCCTGCTCCGATTATTAATTACCAACCAACAAACTTTAGTCGCAAATACGATTTTAGATATAAGCATGACGATAAGGACTTTTGGAGCATTCGTTATGACTTAAAGCAAACATTGCAACAACCTTACAAGTTTGGCGATGGGCAATACTATTTAACTAAGCAAGGAGACGCATCATTGATTGGAGAGGTTGGATTCTCGCCAACTATTATTGAGAAATCGTTTAAAGGAGACTCGCCAAACTATATTAAAATCACAACGATGTTAGATGCGGCCGAGCCAACGATAAAAAACACGCAAAAAGAGCCGAGAATTTTAATAAATGGCGGGTTGGTTACAATTGAAACTCTGTCGGATGGGGTATTCAATCAAATTTACGTTGAGAACATTGGCTATGTGGGCAACTTACCATTGTGCTATTTCCAAAAACAATTATTTAACGAGACTGGGATTGATTCATATAGCATGAATCTAAGTTTTTCAACACCAGACATTGTAACGATGATGCAAGGCAATTTAATTGACAGATATTACAAGCAAGCAATTGATTCGCTTTCGGTCTCTGCGCAAGTTACTGCATATTTTAAACTTAGTAGTAAAGACATTACAGAATTAGATTTTGCAGAACTCTGGTATATTTCGTATTTTAGTGCGATTTTTAGACTCAACAGAATAATTGACTACAATCCAAATTCTTTAGGTCTGACAAAAGTTGAATTAATTAACGTTGGGGTCTTAGATAGGACACCACAAACATTTGGAGCAATAGAACCAGTAACAGATTACACATATTTGAACACAGAAATTTTAGAAGACATAATAACTGAAAATAATAACGACATAATAATTTAAAAAAAAATGGCAAAGAAAAAAATAAGCGGACTGCCTGCAGGCAGCGCTCTAAATGGAACTGAGTTAGTGCCTATCGTTCAGACTGGCACAACTAAAAGAATTACAACGCAGGACATTGCAAATTTAGGCAATTCAAGTGGCGTTGAGGGAAGTGGCACAATCAATACACTGCCAAAGTTTACGGCATCGTCAACCATTGGCAATAGTAAGTTTTTTGATGACGGCACAAATCAGGGAACTGAAACGACAACTGCGGTTAATCGTTTTATCATGTCTGCAAATGCTTCGATTGCAAAAATCTTTTCATTCAGAAGTGGGAATTTGCCGAGATGGGCATTTCGTGTGGATGGAACTGAAAGTGGCGCAAATGCGGGAGCAGATTTGGCGATTAGAAGATATGACGATGCAGGAACTTTTATTGATAGTCCATTGTCAATTGATAGGTCGGATGGTAAAGTAAGTATTTTAAAAGATGCTACAATCAACGGAGTAACAGTTGGTAAAGGTGCAGGAAGTATTTCAAATAATACCGCAGTTGGTTTTGAATCTGCTTTTAGTAATACTACTGGAGCACAAAATACTGCTTTAGGTCAAGGTTCTTTATTATCAAATACAACGGGTTCTAATAATACCGCTTTAGGTCAAGCCTCATTAGTTTTGAACACTACTGGTTCTAATAATACCGCAATAGGTAGATTAGCTTTATTTTCTAACACCGCATCAAACAACACTGCAGTTGGTTTTGAGGCAGGTTATAGTAATACAAGTGGAATTGAAGTAACTGCAATTGGATATCAAGCATTAAAAAATTCAACTGGTTCTTATAATACTGCTTTAGGTTATCAATCATTATTTAATAATACAACTGGAGAGGTAAACACTGCCGTTGGTAGAACTTCATTGTTTTTAAATACAACTGGAATTAATAATACCGCAATTGGTTTAGCATCAAATTATGCTAACACTACTGGTGGTTATAATGTTGGTTTGGGAGTTTCTGCTTTAAATTCAAACTCAACTGGTTCAAATAATACTGCAATAGGTACTACTGCTTTATATAACAACACTACATCTAATAACACCGCAGTTGGTTACGAAGCTGCTTATAGTAATGTAAGTGGTGCAAATATTACTGCAATAGGTTATCGTGCATTAAAGTTGAATACGGGAGATAATAATAGTGCTTTTGGATTTAATTGTATGGCTTCCAATACAACGGGAATTGAAAACCTTGCAGTTGGTAGGTCTGCGTTAGAAGCCAATACTACAGGACTTGGAAATACTGCAATTGGGTATGCTTGTTTAATAAGTAACACAACAGGAAATAGTAATACGGGATTAGGTTATTTTTGCCAAACAGGAAATTTTAGCGGTTCAACTATTTTAGGTAGTGGAGCAACTGCAACTGCAAATAATCAATTTGTTGTAGGTAGTGCAGCAACAAACGCAGGAGCAGTAGCAACCGAAGTTTTAGTTTCTGACAGAAGTTGGGCAGTAAAAATTAATGGAACTGATTACAAAATTTTAATGAAATCATAATGGAAAAAATAGAAATAACAACCGAACAAATCGCAATCAATTATGTTTCGGCATTAGATAGCGTAAACCTTATTAATGAATTAAAAGCAAAAGAAACTTTAACTGAAGATGAGGAAAAAACAATCCAAAGAAATTTGGAGCATTTAGAAATTATGTTAGCCAAAGATTATTGGACAAACGAAGATTTAACACCTTTAAAAATTAAGTAATGGACAATAAATTAGCAAAACAAATTTTAAAAGAGGCGCTGAATATTGCAATTGCAAAAGGATGTTTTAATTTAGTGGAAGTTTCAAACATCGTAAAAGCGATTGAGTTTTTAGATGAGCAACCAAATGTCGAATTTGGTAAAGTGGAATAATTTAACGGCGGTCGGGTAACTGGCCGCCATTTAAACAAAGGAAATGGCAGACGAAAAGTCAATAGTATACAATGTCGATATTCAATTCGGCGAACTCCAGAAAAATCAAGAGGAAATCAAGAAAAGAATTTCTGACTTGCGAGAGGAGCAATCGAAGTTAGACGTTTCAACTAAAGAAAACCAAAAGGCTTTCAGGGACAATAATGCCCAGTTAAAAGCATTAGAGGGTCAATACAAGTTGAACGAGAAGTCTATTGGCGAACTATCGAATGCCGAGAAAGCAAACACAGACACGACCAATTTTAATAACAACTCAATCAAACAAAATCGTGAGTTGCTAAAGGAATTGAATGCGGAATACATTAGACTCCAGAAACCAACCAAAGAGCAGACCGATAGACTTAAAAATTTAACCGATACACTAAAAGCGCAGGAATCTGCGGTCGGAAACAATGTTCGAAATGTGGGTAACTACAAAGAGGCATTTGCAGGCGCAGCCGATGGCATTAAAGTTTTTGGAACTGGTCTCGGCTCTTTATTTAAAATGATTTTAACCAATCCAATTGGAGTCATTTTGTTAGCGTTTACAAGTCTATTTTCAGTATTGCAAAAGTTCGAACCAATATTTGATTTTTTTGAGAGGTCATTAGCGGGCATACAAGGTGCAGTCACTGGCGCTCTGGGTAATATCACTAAATTATTGACATTGGATTTCTCTGGCTTTATTGATGGCGTTTCGAGCGCAGCAAGTGAGTCGTATCAATTGGCCGAAGCAATACAAGAACTCGAAGATAGAGAACGAGCATTTGGCATTGAGTCTGCAAAAAGTGAGGCTAAGATTAAAAATTTAATCATTCAGTCTAAAGACAGAACAAAAACTGAGCAGGAACGTTTGGGATTTTTAAATGAAGCGTCAAACATTGAAAAAAAGAACTTTGAAGAGTCTTTGGCA